CTGGGGCAGTCGCCGCAGATGGCGGCTCGCTGTGCGTCCAGAGCATTTGGTAATACGAGCCGCTCGAGGCGTCGTAGGCGTCCTGTTGTGCAACGACGCCTGGCCACAACGCCGAAACCGTCGCGTCGATCTGGTCGGTGGTCTGGCTCATTGTCGCAGGTCGATCCCGGCTCCGTTGTTGTACAGCGTATTCAACTCAGCATCCGAAAGCGCTCGGTTCCACTTGGCGACTTCGTCAACGTAGCCGTTGAGGTACGCATTCGCTCCGCTGAATCCACGCCGCCCGATATTCCAAGGCGTGTTGGCTGTTGCCCATTCCTCGCCGCCGGTGCGCGTGTATGTGCCGGTGGCGCTGTTACCTCGCACTGTCACTACGCCGGTGCTGGCAACATGACGCAGCGCAACAAAGTTCCACGCCGACGCAGTTTGAGCATTAGAGGCCGTGATGTTACGGGCGTTACCGCTGGTGTTGAACAGGGTCGTGCCCACATTGGTGGTCGTGCCAAATTGAGAACTTGTTATGTTGAACTCTCGCGCGCCGGAAACGTCTTTCGCCGCTAACATCTGTTCGCCCGTCAGCGAACTACGCCAAAACCACAGCGTGAGCGTCCAGTTGCCGTTGCCTAGTTGTAGGTCGGTGCTGGCATTGGCCGACAGCCATTCGCTATTGGCCGAGACAAACTCACGGCCGCTGCCGACAAGACCAGAAACACTCAGTACGCTGTTGTTGCTGGCGAGGTTGTTGCCTCGTTTCGTCCAATCCTCTGCCGTAACGTCGCCGCTCGTGGCCGTTTCGTTGAGCGGCCAATAGGCGACCAGGTCGACGCGGAGCGGGCGGTATCTGCCGGATGGCGCTCGCGGGCGTAACAGACGGGGACTCATCGGGCTCATGTGAATGTCGCTACTGTGGTGATGGAGAGAACTTAGCCCTTTACCGAAACCGTCATGGCGCAGGTCGTTGCGCCGACGACCACAGGGGCCACGTAGCCAAAGCCAAAGCAGGCGTCTGGGATGGGGTGGGCACCGACGGTGACTGCGGTCGTCAGGGCAGAGCCATCGGCGTAGACGCGCACCGGGGTGTCTTCCGGACCCACGGATACATGCCAGTTGATCTGGGTTGCACCGTTGGTGGACCCGATGATCACCCCGCCTCCTGCGTAGCGGCCAAAGGGGAATCGCGGCGTAGTGGTGGCGGCAGAGGATCCTGCCGTGATGGTAGCCCCGGTAAAGAAACGCTCAATCTCGCTCATTTGAATCTGCCTTTCGGTTTGTAAGCGTGCCGTTCGATGATTCGTTCGCGGACCTCCCCCGCCTTGGCGCGGGGGTTCTTCCGCAATTCCTTGCGCACCTCGCTGGAGACGATGTTCTCGTTGATGAGCTTGCGCTTGGGATCGGCGGGGCCGGGGTCGTAATTCAATGCCCCCTGGACCACCAACCGTCGCTTCTGGGCTACGCGCATGACATCGTCGGAGGAGGACACCCAGGCTTCCGGATCCTTCCAGCCGCGCTTGTCTGCCAAGCCGCCGCAGTAGTACTTGCCGGAGATGTTGATGCCAGCGGCCTTGGCCTCTTTGATCATCCACTGAGCCGAGAGCTGCGGCATGCTATCCAGTTGCTGGTTGTTGTAGCGGCCCTCCATGAAGGCCCGGTCGGAGCCTCTTGTGCCCGGGGCGATCTGAAGGGCACACATTTCCGCGAAGCGCTCTCCATGAGGGAGGGCCTTCTTGTAAGTCTCAACAGCCTCGTGGCCGGCGTCTCGGATGTGGCGAGGGATGTCCATGTTATTGCTGCGGGGGTGCTTGCTCCGGCGGCGGCGTGGCTTCTTGGCCAGGAGGCCCGCCGGGGGGTTGCTGTGGCGGCGGTGGCGGAGGCGGAACCATGTAGCGAGTGACATCCACTTGCATGGCCCTGCCCCAATCCTCCAAGAGAGCGTTGAAGAGTTCCGGCCTGCCAGCCTGGAGCAGACCTTGCGAGATCGGCGCCAAGATTTGCATCGCCTGAGTGATGTTTTCGATCCGCGTGGCGATATTTGGTTTCCGTGCGCTGCCGGCCTCCACGCGATAGTCGTACTCGCGGACGATTGCATCCGGAGACTCGCCCTGGACATGCATGCCCCACGCTTGCGCAGCCATTGGGCCCAGGACCGGGGCAACGTCTTGGGGATAAATCAACCAGCGGGCGAGCAGCGCTTCCTTGCGGGCGACATCCGAGAGCGCGTCTTCCAGAATGTTTGCGTAATCGTCCGGCCGGACGGAAATCTGCTCCGCCTTAACCTGGGCTTCTGCGGCCGACCGGAACTGATTCCTGGTCATACCGTACAAAAGTTCAGTTAGGCCCACGCGCCTATCGAAGAGCGCTGTCACCTCGGCAATGATCTGGTACATGTCCTGCGTGACTCCAGGAGTCTGGAACACGCTGATGACATCGTTGACGCTGCGGCCGACTGCTTCGGAGATTTCAACAATGTTGAATCCCTTTTCAGACTTTTCCAAGATCTTGGCTTTGAGGTCTGGGTCGGCAGACTTGGCAACGCCAATCAGCGTCTGCGAGGAGACGGCGATCCTCGTCGCCAAGAAACTCATCGCCCAATTGATGAACCTCAATTCTCCGATACCGGGGCGGATCAAAGAGATCGGCCAGGAATATCCAGGCTTACCGTGCCACGCCAAGACCGTGAACGGCCAGCCGGCGGGCTCTGCCCAGAAGGGGATCGGCCACTGGGCCCGCATGAACATCTCTTGCGGGATGCCAGTCTCGTCTACTTCTTCTTGGAGAAGGGCAGGGGGGAGGTTCAGCGGGAACTCCACGCCCTCTGCGACAACGATGTAGCAGTTCACGCCAAGCGCATCGAACTTGCCCCGGAGATCCTTGTCGGCGTCCTTCAGCTTGTCGCCAAACCCCGTCTTGGAATAAATCTCCCAGTAGCAGATGAGATCGTTGGTCTTGCCGTTCTTCTTGCGGAACTCATACCCGCGCTCACCTTCATCTGCGCGGGACGAGTAGGATTCGATGTGGCCTTTCAGGTCTTCGCGCGTCAGGCCAAACTTCTGAGCCACCTCGTCCACAGGCTGAACACGCTTGCGGGCGGCCCAGCGGATGTCCTCAAACTCATCGGCATCCGGATCCCAGACAAGGTTGTCAATGGAGTCATAGAATGATCCGGCCATCTTCACCGCAGACCCGGGCGGCTGGTACAGTTCGTGCCACCAGACACCAGCACCCTTAATGAACGCCTCTTCCACCACCTTGCGGGAATGCTTCTTCAGATCCAGCTCGTTGGGTGTGTAGTTCAGGTAGTCTTCCAAGAGCTTGGAGATGATCCCCCGTCGCTCCTGGGCGAACTGCTGCTGCTGCATGCCTTGCTGATAGGCCATGATTCCCGGATCCGGCATCATCACCGGCTGGCCGTCAGGCCCCATCACAGGGCCGTCCGGCCCCATCTGCGGAACCTGGGGCTGCGGAAAGATGCCAAGCAGTTGCGGCGGGACGATAGGGTACTGCTTGGGCGTGACGGCGCGGGTCGGGTTCCGGTGGTGGATCACCGAAGAAAACAGCCGCACCGCCTCCCACACGCGGTTCACGCAGATCCGCATGGCGGGCGCATCGATGCCCTTGTTGTAGGCCCGGCTATTCTCCGGACCCCACATAGCCTCCGGATCGGAGGCATAGAACCCCATGGCCTCTTTAGCGTCGTCCGAGAAAGGCTTCTTGTGCTTCTCGGCTTGCTTAATCTTGCTCAACCAAGTCGTGACGATTGGTCGGAGCGGGTTTTCGTCGGCCATGGGGTTCCTCTAGGGGTAAATGCCCTACTTGGCCTTCTTCCCCTCCAGGTCGTGCAGCCGCTTCTCCAGAAGGGCCACCTTTTCCTGCAGGGCAACGAGCTTGCTGGGACGCGGTCCCCAGAACCCGTACTCCGCCCAGGCGGGGAACTCATTGACTCCGGGGTCGTCCAGGTGGTGGACGCTGGGTCGCTCAACGCCGCCGTACCCGGGCGTGATGACCCACAGGGTCAGGGTGCGCTTGGACACATCGGTCACTAACGCGAGGCTGGGCTGGGCGCCGGCGTGGCGGTAGTACAGAACCTTGTCTCCAAGGTCCACGGTCGGCATCGTGTAATCGCTCATTTCAATGCTCCTTTCGGGGCGAGGTAGTGGATTCCGTCATCGTCTTTCTGCATTCGCTTTTGGCGTTCAGCCAGATACTTCACCCACCACGGCTCTGGCCCTAGCGACCGTGGCGGCTTGTGATACTTGGGTTCGTACGCACAGACGTATTCCAAGGTCTGAACCGCGTGGACCTCGCCGCGGGTCTGCGGCTCGTCGGTCACGTAGACCTGTCCGTTCACGGTGGTGGTTTTCTTGCGGTAGCGTTTGATTTCTCTGATCAGGTTTGGGCAGGCGCCCTCCAGGAACTTCAGTCTGGTAGTGCCGTCGCCACGCACATGGAGCATTTGGCGTACCAATGCCGTTCTGGCAGGGATGTCGTCCGAGCCGGGAATGAATGAGTGACCGCCGATGGAGAACTTGTAGCCGCGCTTCTTCAACTCCTCCGAATACAGTTCATGGGGGAGTCGGCCGGATCCCAGATCGCGAAGCGCACCGCCGTGCATGTCCATGATGGCGGCGTATATCTGCTGCTCGCGCACCTTTCCGTAGAACTGCTCGCCCCAGATCATGGCGTTGCATTGCCGGAGGTACAGTTCGTCGTAAATGAGGATGAACTTCTCGTCGGGCGGGATGGCCGCGAAAAGCGTGGCCATGACTACGTGCCCCGGGTCAATCGCCACATACCGCGTCCACTCCGGTGGCACCTGACCGGCCGGCAACTCGTCTCTCCGGAGAATGTGGACGGACGGATTGAAGGTCGGATACATGAGGGTGGATTCGGTGGTGAATTCGCCCTCCGCACGCATCTTCAGTTCTTCTTGGCCTAACGCGCTCCAGCGTTCGATGTTCTTCCGCTTCTCTTCGTCATCGATGAACTGGTTATCCAAAAACCGGAACGTAAACTTTTGGATGATGGGCTTGGGGTTGTTGGTTTCAATCTCCTTGTCGGCACGTTCGCACAATCCCAGAAGTGCATCATTCCGGGAATGCGGCATCGCCGCCCACACAAATCGGCCTTTGCGATCCGCGAGACGCGCTTGGCACTCTCCGACCCAGCGTTCGTTGTTTAAGTCCTCGTCCAGCCAAATAAGATCCGCCTGATAGCCTTGCGGGGGCTCTCCCTCGGACGAGAAGCACCAGATCGTCCAGCCGTTCGTCAGCTCCACTTTGTTGAGATAGCCAGCGTTCTTCAGCACCCAAGACATGTCTTTGATGAGCCGGGGTGGGATGAGGGGCGGCGCAGGCTTGGACTTCGACTTGTCATCGCCCTGCCTGATGCTCCGCCACTCGCCTGTCTCCTCGTCTTTGATGATCCGGAATGCGCCGGCCTTAAAAAGGATCGGGTAGATCACAAGACCGATGTGGGGCCAGTTCCGGCCGACTATCGCAATATTCCCGCCTTCCAGCGGATACTTGCCGTAGGGGTCTTGGCCGGTCGCTGCGCGGGCCGCCTCAACCGCCACGGCCAGCGACTTACCTCCACGGTTGCCGCCCAAGACAATTCGCTCGCTCACCATCGACTTGTGGAACTCTTCTTGGTGAGGCATGGGAACGTATAAGCGGAGGGCCTCCAGCCGGCGGGAGGCCAATTCGGCCTGCACCTCCCGCATCTGCTGGATCTGATGTTGCGTGACAGCTTGGGGCTGTGGGTCAGGTATCGGAACCTGAATCGGCGGATGCTTTCTCATTGACCTGTCGCATCGTTAGCGGCTCCCACTCCCCGCACCGCTGGTGCTTGTCCGTCACTGGGAACTCCCACTGGCCGTTCCGGGACTGCGGCGGGAACCTCTGACACTCCCCCACCAATGCCTCCGGACGATAGGTCGTCCACCACCGGCATGTCTCGCACGCTTTCATTGTGTTCCAGCCTGACAGGCTCTCCATTCACTCGGATGGTCATGGCAGCGGCGAGAACGTCTCGCCGGTACTGCGCTTCCAGTTCCTCCTCAGTCATCAACTCCAGCGGCTTCTTGGCGCCGCCCATGGCTGTGTTGGCAGTGATGAGTTTGAGTAGGGAGTCCAACTGCTTCGTTCTGAACGCTCCACCGGCGGGCGCGTCGTAGTACTGTTTCATAAAAGCGGTGACGAAGCCTTCGACGCCGCCGAAGTACTTCATCGCCACTTCCAGCAGTTCTGCGGAGTGGGGGATGTTGGTCCCGCCGACTCGCGCCGCCGCGATAAAAGTGTCTACCGCCCCGCGTTCGATCTCCGCCAGCTTCTTCTGGGAGCGGATGAGCCGGCCGTCCTTTTGCTTTTTGTTCCGACACTTCCTGCACTGGGAATGAAATTCCCCCTTGGAAGCGTGCCAGTACTTGTCGGTGAGCGGGTAGGACTTCCCGCATTTGCTGCAGACCCTAGCCTCCGGCACGGACGGTGAACTGTGGCTTTAAGTCAACGAGCTTCACGGTGGAATCGTAGTTTGCCTCCCACGAATCCTTCAATTTCTTGGAGATGTGCTTGGCTTCGATGAACTGCGGCTTGCCGACGCACTTCGGCTTCCAATGGCCCGCCCAAGCATCCCAATTACAGAAGAGCGGATTGTAGCCCAGCTTCTGCGTACCAACCAAAGAAAGATCGCGCGTCTGTGTAACATCTTCCGTCGATGCTTTCTCGGCCTGATACTTGTCGGGGTATTCGTAATAGAACCAGGGCTTGTCCGCGTCGGTCTTGGGC